CCGATGTGGAGTGCTTTACCTACAGCTGCTGACATCAAGCCAAGAGCTGTACGTTTTGTATTGGACTCCAGTTCTAGTATGCCTACTGTCTCGCCCTGTTGACACAAGTGAGTAGCTAGGTCTCTAACAAATGAAGTCTTACCACTACCTGTACCGGCAGTGATGGTTATAAGTTCGCCATATCTTATACCATGTAGCTTATCATTCATACCCTCGTATGGATACTTATGGTCACATGGCTTAGTTGGTTCAGTAACTATGTCAAATAAGTTCTTACCATCTATGATTCCGTCTGGTCTGTATGGCTTTGCATCCCAGATGGCTTTTCTGATACTGTCAGTATCCCCAGCTTGGAGAGCATCTGAAGCATCTTTATAATTCTCGAGACGGGCAACCTTGACTCTGCCAGATGGGAGTATTCCCGAGGCAAGTTCAGTGGCCTGACGCCCTGCTTCATCGTTGTCGAAGAAGAGGACGATCTCTTGGTATCCCTGTAAGAATGGGATTTGTTTTTGCAAGTCTTTCTTGGCACTTGCCGCACCATGAGGTAGGCTGACCATCGGCCAACCTGACATAGCTTCGTAACAACTGGCTGCATCTAACTCTCCTTCTGTGATGACAATTCGTTTACCACTTGTTGGAAATAAATGCTGTCCGAACAAAGTGCTTGTAGTTGTGCCTTCGTAGTGGAAGTCTTTTTTCTTTGACTTGATCTTGAAGCCGACAACTCTGCCGCTCTCGTCATAATAAGGAAACCTAAGTGTGTTGCCGTATCTGTATATTCTGTAAAAAGAGTTTGTAGCTTCGCTAATTCGTCTTTTGTGCAGCTGTTCAGCTGATCCGAGGAACTGTACTCTTTCATTATTCATCTTGTATGTAGGTGTGTCCCCTTCCGCAGGGGTGTACGTGTGACACGAAAAGCAAAACTTGTGACCATCAGAGTAAACTGAGTTTGCATCTGACGAGCCACAGTTAGGACATGGTTCGTGTGCCACAAATTCGCTTTCTTCGTTCATATTAACCAATCTATGGGGATTGCGTGTGCACTAGCCCACTTGATGCCATGCTTCTCACACCATTGGGCATATGTTGTTTTGGATTTCTTGCTGATCTTGTTGAAAGGAGCTTGAAATACCATACGCAAATCAATATCGGGATTGTCTCGCATGACCGCCTTGATCTTGCGTCTATCTTCTGCGTCCCAGTAGCCTTTAGTCTCTAGCATTACACCGTTGACTAGGCAGAAGTCAGGATTGTAGTGGTGCTGTATGGTATAAGCAACCTGTTGGTTCTCATACTCATACTTAACACCTACCTTATCCAGTATCTCTGCGACGCTCTCTTCTAGTTTAGACCTAAAAGTCTTCTTCTTCTTCATCTTCTGCGGGTGGTACAGTAACAGGCTTAGGTTCAGATGTCTTGAAGCCTTCAGTTGTACCGAACATATCAGCAACTGCATCTTCATCCATGCTATCTGTGTCTACAGCAGCACCTTCTCCTACAGCAACAACCTGTACGCCAAGCAGCTTAAGGCTACTTCCGTAGGTAACGCCATCCCTGAGTATGTATGGCTTCTGAAAGAAACCAAGCTTAACTGTTGATCCACCATATAGTGGTGTCTTCTTATCAGTGACTGGTGTACCTTCTGTGTCAACGACACCGGGTCTCTTGTCTTCTCCCCATGAGAATTTGATTTTATATTTACCATCAGCTACCTCCTCCCATGGTGTAGGTTTTAAGGTGGCTCTCTTTGGATTCTTGAGTTTACTCTCAGCCCATCTAAGGACTTCGGATCTCTCTGTCTCGAGCTTGTCAATTACATCTTCGCCAACGATAGCAGCGAGAGAGTAACCGAACTTGCCGGGTTCTAGTATGGCTTGGAAGCCTTCTAATTTAATTTCGTCAGTAACGTGTACGTTCTTGGGCATTTTAACAAAAAAAGTAAGTTGATTCTATCACCGTCTCTGGCTGTAAGTCACCAATGATCGGCGGTTCTGTCTCTGCTCCGACATAAAGAGCAAAGGTCTTGAGGTAGTCATGCTCTGCAAACAGGTGCATGTATGTCTCCCTTATTATAGCACTAAGTTTACCCATATCGCAAGCTCTGCTTAACACACTGTCATGGATTAGTGCGATTGGCTGATCGAAGCTACGCACAGCTAGGTGTAAGAGGCTTGCGTCTAAACTATGGATAAGGTTAGGTGCAGTAGCAGCCTTGTGCCTGTTGATGTCGACCTCCTTCCCGTCTTCTACTGCGACGGATAGGTCACAACGACCTAATAGTTGTAGTTGTATACGTTCTACTTTCTTTTTAAAGTACCGCTGTCTAACTACGAAACCAGAAGGGGTCGTCCATTCTATATATTCTTCGCCACGTTTAATGGCAGCACCTACCTCAGTCTCTATCCATCGCATAACTGACATCGGCCCGGGCACAACTGCGTGCATAGCCTGACGAACTGATTGAACGATCTGAGTTAGGTCATCTTTATCTACGTCTACACCCTTCTCTTTGAGTGCATCTTTGATATAAGATCTATTAGAGTAAGCCTTAGCGTTGTACGGAATAGTCATAACAGTACGCTTTACGCACTTTCTATCCCAGACATCTCTGTACTTCTCTGGTATGTATGGGCTTGCAACTCTTGCAACAACAGCATAGGCATCTTGTGGCTTATGTGATGGTACAACATTGACAAGCTGGGCGGTGGACTTATCCCTTGCTAACCCTGCTAGTATCTGTAAACCAGAACAGGTAGCGTCGGTAGCCACAGGTAACGAGGTGGTGTTACGTTCCTTGAGTATTATACATTTGTGGAACTCTTCGCACGCTGCTAAGAATAACCACGGCTCGTCTGCTGCTTCCCAATCGCCAATGTTAGCGATAGGATCAAGTGAGACACGTGAGATTAGTGACCAGTTGTTACGTGTCCAATCTAGTCTCTCTTGCATTGTAGCTTTATCTAATCCGTAAGTTGTAGCTACTTGGAAGGCAAGCCAATCCTCTGCATCTTCGGTCAAGGCGACAGCATCAGCGAAAAGTAACAATGACTTGCCGAAGTCTGTGTCTTGTGGTGTGAGAAATGCAGGGATGGGATAGGCTCGACCTCTGTAATCAAACGACCACGGAATGTAAAACTCTCTGTCTTTGAAGCGTGCGACAGCCTCCATAGTCATTCTTGTGCGGCAGGATCTCTTGAACTCTGCTGCTCTCTTATTCATTACTTCCGCTGCTGCTCTACGGTAATGCTTCCGTGACTCTTTGTTAGTCTCAATGTCAGCAGGCTTGGGAGGTAAATCATAATGTACGATAGGAAGGAACTTACCAACACTTCTCCCCCTGTCTTCTAACAGCATAGCGACATTGACTATGAACGGGTTTAACCGATATTTTACCTGTTGTATTTTGTTGAGAAAAGCAAGTGGGATTTCCCCCTGTATAAGGGCGTGATCGCCTCTTCTGACTAGCTCATGACCTTGCATGACTTCATTGAGTATGTAACCGCCGGGCTCTGTGTTTGTCCAATCCTTTGGAGGTACGAGCATCGGCCATGCAAGTGGTGAAAATAACTCTGCATTTGCCATGACTTCATCTTTGATGTCCATGAACTCAGCTGTTGGTACAATATATACTGTAGTCTTACGTCCTACACGTACTCTTTGCTTATAAAACCAGCCACTTGATTCCATAATGCAGTCAAGCAGCCATCCGCCAAGCTTTGTACGTATGGATGTACCCCACGCTACCCATGGTGTAACATTATATCTGTTCATCAGCGTCCTGATTACTACGAGTTTCTGTTGTGTACCACAAGCTTTGTGCCAGTAGTTGTCCTTGAGTGTCTTGAGCAGTGCTGGTGCATGGTATTCGTAGTGTCGCATCTGACATTCATCCTCGATAGATTTGCCAATGGCACTACATATATTTGTAGCCTTGTTGCAACCATCTTTGTAACCGAATACATTATCAAATGTAACTTTACAAGCGATAGCGGCAGCAGCGAGTGCTTCTATTGTAGATAAGTATTCATGTATGTCCTTGAAGGCAGCACCATACTTACCTTGATGTATTTTTGTATTAGTATCTTCTATACGTTTTACAACGTGTGGTAACAGCGTGTCGATACTACTCACGCCGTATATACTTGCTGACGAATAATTCTGTTGTTCTAACTTAAACGTCTGGTCACGCAGCCGTTTCAGTCCCTGACTGATCTGTGATCGCTCTAACTGGAGCTGTTCCGTGATCTGGTCTTGTGTTATATCTGTCTGATAGCTCATCTCTTATCTGTGCAAGTAGGTGTGTTTCTATTTCTTTGTAGTTTGGATGCTCTACGTCGAGCATATCTAATGCCTGCTGATGATACGTATAAATATCATTGCTAGGGATCAAGTTCTTTCTTTTCATTTTCTGTAAGGTATTCTAGTGGTTTCAGATGCTGTATGAAGTCATGTGTGCACACAATAAACTCATCTTCCTGATCTGCGATTAATTTTGCTACCTTTTTTTTAGCAGACTTGTGTTGTTGATATACAAACTCCTTGACTTTACCTGTTTTGCAGTTAACTGTACGTATAATACAGTCGTGTGACTCTGGTAAATCCCATCCGTTCATCTTCCAATCCATAAATAGATCGTATGGCAATGACTCGAAGTAAGAAGCGGGTGCTTTTGCTATTCTATCATAGTTGTTGGGAAAGTATTTCTTTGTCATAAGGTCTGTAACGTCTATTAGGGTTTGCGTGTTTATCAAGGTACACGTCCTTGAGGGTGGTGTTATACCACTCCTTTGCCATAGAGTCAGCACGATATGCTGCTTCCATGTCGTCTGATGCCATAAGGCAAAAGTGCTTGCCGCACTCAGTGTCGGCACAATAGTAGCGATATAGGGTCATGAT